TTTATACAGCATACTTAGTTACTTTTCAATTTTTTTTAATTCATCAAGTGTATAGGTGTGACCGCTATCATCAACAAACCTGTCCAAAGGAGTGCCGTCACGAAATAATTTTGCGCGTTCTTGTCCAAGCACTTCATCTTGAAATGCTGCTGGTTTTTTTTTTAGCCATGATTGATATGTTTCAGTTTGTGCAACCTGCCCGTCCATGCTTGCTCGTGTGCGTCCGCTTGGGTTTTTAAGTCCTAATGCTTGCCATGATTTTAATATCGGAACCATTGCCGACCTGCATCTAAAATGCGCAGGTGGCCTAATACCAGTATCAAGCGGATAAACTTTGCCATCACGCGCCTGACAAATAGAGCTTGTGCGCTGGTCTAACGTGCTTACCCATTGAACGCCTTTATACAAATCCGCGTTATCTTGATAAAACTCATCACGCGCGGTGTTGGTTGCGTGTGCCATTGCAGTTGATACCAACGCCTGCGTTTGACGTTTGTTTAATGCCATTACGCCATCAGTATATTGCAACGCTTTTGTGCCTGTTATGCGTTTAACCACGTCATTATAAGATTGCCCTTCAACTAAACCCATTCTCACCGCATCTTGTATGCGTGTATAGCTGTCTTTGTCTAATTTATCAATCCATTCTTTAATCAGTTTTCCTTGCAATGGTTTTGATTCTACCGCAGCAAACAATGTCACGGGCGCAACAGCTACCATATCCAAAACAACAGGCGTGGATTCATTCACGGCTTTAATTTGCCATTCCTGCTCATACTCTGCCGCATCGTGCATATCACTAATTAACTCTTTACCGGCTAACGTGTAACCCTCATTTAAAATCGCCCGTACTGATTCCAAACGCGCATCAATCTGTTGGATTGTCATCTGGTTATCAAGGTCGAGCGTTTTTAATTGACGCACCAAATCCTTTTCAGTTTCACGCAATAAATCCATCACTTTTTTGCTTGTTGACGAGTAATATCGTTGAAGCATTATGGAATGAGCAATTGTTTTATCTCTTAAAATATCATTAGCTGTTTGCATGTTGCGCCTGTTTTTTTATTTTCAAGAGTTTCTTTTTTACTTAACATTCTTTTGTTAATCCATTCTTGGTCTTGCTTTCCAAAAGTCCTGCCTTTTCTTTTTGATGGCATTCCTTTTAATGCTAGCGATAGTTTGGCTCTGGTTTCATCAGTTTTTATGCGCCCTTTGCCAGCTTCACCTAATTTTCTTAAATGTTCTGCGCTTTTCTTTTTACCTTTTGCGCTTTCTGATATTTTCTTTTTATGTTCATCAGTAAAAATTCTACCTTTACCTGATTCTGACATTTTCTTTTTTGTTTCTTTACTATGCTTGAATCCAAGCGGAGAACCAGCAATTCTTTCGTTGTTAAATCCATTTTTATCAAATGGGTTTAATGTGTCTAAATAATATTGCTCACGGATTAAAAGATTTTCTTTTAATTCTACAAATTCAATAACATTAAAAACAAAATTATCTTTTCCATATTTGTTCCATGAACGCTGTAATGTTCTTGAATGATGATTATTTTTTATAAGAGAATTTTTATGTGTATTAAATCTTTTTGCAATATTTATAGAACTTCCAACATATATTTTTTGATTAACAATATTTGTTATTTTATAAATGCCGCTTTTGTGTGATAAACTTTCTGTAGTCATGTGAACCTCGTATGTTCATAATTGATGAAAGCCTAAAAATCATTTGCAGTGGTTTTTAGGCTTGTTTATTATATCACATTAACCCACCTGTTGCAGGTCGTGTTGCAATGCGTTCTTGCTCGTCATCAAAACTTGTATCTTGTGAAATAATATCTCCAGCAACAAGATTTTCAAATAAAACATTTGCAGATATTGCACCAGCCTGCCAACTTTTAACCAATACGTCCACGTCCTGAGCTGTCATTGAATTAGGAATAAAATCACGGTTTAACTCAACTTTAACTTCACCCGTAATATTTGACCAATCACGCAACCACTCCATAACGTGTGTTAAGCCAACGCTAATAGATTGAGCAATTGACGCTAATACACTGTTTTCACTTGAGCGGTGGATATTAGCTGTTTGCGCTGCTTCAGCCGCACGTTTTTCGGGTGCTAAAATACGCGCTCCCAGTGTTGCCATCATTGCCTCTTTTGAGCGCAACGCCTCACGCAATTCGCCTAAGCCTTGACCGGTAAATTCAAGATAAAACGCTTTTGACTGTGGGTCGGGAAGTAACCACGCTGTTCCGCTACCAATACGAAGTGATGCGCTTTTATCGTCTGAATAATATCCAGTAACAACAGGTGTTGGCAGTCCCGTAAAGTGCAAGCCGTGTTCGTAGTCTGCTGTTGTGCGGTAATGCGATAGATTAACGTCAACAAGGTCTAGCAATGGTGGTTTATCAACACATGGCGTGTTGTCGCGAACGCCAAAAAACTCAAACGGGATTTTGTTAATCACGCGCCCGTTAATTTGTGGGAATATTTCCTCCACTAAAATAAATTCACCGCGTTTGTCTTTACGAAAAACACGTTGCCGATATGCGCCATTGACCAAATCAAGAACGCGCCATTGTGGTTCACATTTAGATTCAAATTCATCAACGGGAATTTCGTTTTCTTCTTCAAGTACAACCAGCGTTAATTGCTCAGCATTGTTAATGCGTCCAGTTTTCCAGTTAATGATTGATTCAGCATCATACATGGTGGCGTAAGGTCTTGCGCCTTGTGCCTGTGCTTGTGCAAGTGTGACTGCGTTAACAATGGGTGGGTAATCAACAAGAACGCCACAGCGTCCAATTGTTATGACTTCTTCACTAACCATTTCAGCAAATTGATGCAGTGATAACCCACCCATCGTAACGTCTGCAATAATACTATCCATTGCCGCAGGTGCTTCAATCGTTTCGGGTTTCATAAACAGCATGCCCGTTAAGCCATCGATTGTGCGGGCTGTCGCGTTAAAATAAAGTGCGCGTTGTTTGTAAGCGTAATATTCAGCATCTGTTTGCCCGCTAAGACGTGGTAAATATTTCACGCCATATTCGTGTATCTCGTCCTGCCCTTCTGCCGCGTGTTCGCAACGTTCCCATATTTCATAATATTCGTGATATTCGCTGTGTTTTGTATCGACTGCCATTTTTAAATTCCTGTAATTGCTGCAAATGATGGTCTATTATTAACTAGCGGGTATCTATACGCAATAAAATAACCTGTTGCATCAACAACGTGGTCAAATCCACCAGCTTTGTCAGGCTCACCCGTTTTTGCATAGCATTGCTTTTCAAGTGATTCAACCAGCATTGGACAATACTGCGCATTAACAAAATAACGCCTTGCGCCTAAATTGTGAATCATGGCGTTAACTGATAACACGCGATCTTTAATGAATGGATTGCGTGAATTAACCAGCACCTGAAAACCAAACGAGCGCAAAATGCTGTGATCTGATTCGCTTGCGTTGTTTGATTTTCGAGCGTTACCGCTTGCATCAGGATAAATTAAAATTCTGTGTGACGGGTATTTTTCTTTTAATAGCCGCGCCATTGTTGGCGTATCGAACACGCCAGTGAGCTCATTAACAACATGAACGCTGTCACCGCGCAATACATGAATAACAGCAGACATATTGGAAACGTTAAAATCCAACCCAACATGCAAAACATCGTCTGAATTAATAACTTCAATGGATGAATTAAGATTTCTGTCAAACTCATGGTAGACGCTCCCAGCGTTAAGGTTTACAAAATTGCCATCAAGATACGCGGATAATTGTGCGCTTGAATAGGTTGCTTCAAGTTGCTTGATATAACCATCGGGTAAATAGGGATTGCTTGAAGTAGGTGCTTTGATTAACTCGTAGCCTTCGCGTGGTTCTTTGCCCCACATTTCGTACATAAAAGCAAAACCTTCGGGAGTTGATACCGCTGCAAGTGTGTTAGGTGAATTATCTGGTTTGCGTTCTCTAATCCGTCCAAGCATTTTAGTCCAAACCAGTTTGGCTTGGTCAACGCGCAACGTATCGGCTTCATCTATTACCGCATCGGCTAATTGAAAACCAACTAAACGCTCTGGATTGTCTGCTGATCTAAAAATAATCTGCGAATTGTTTTCGAGTTTGATAATTGCATCAGCTTTATTAAGATTATATTTCACGCCCCACTCATCAAGTATTTCTTGAAAGCGCGGAAAGGCAATCAATCGGATAAGGTCATAAGTAGGCTCAACAAAACCAAACGATAAGCCATCGTATTTAAGTGCAAGCAAAGCCAATCGAATGACAGCCGCTTGTGATTTTCCCGCGCCATATCCTGCCACCATTGCAGGGTGGATTGCTTCACTAAAGATGAAGTCCTCTTGTGGTTCGGTGAGGTTAAGTTTGATTTTCTTGAACATCATCTCTTGACGCGCGGTTAACGGTAAATGAATATCCAGCGGTTACTGTCGATTCTGATTTTATTGAAAGTGGCAACACTTTACCAACCAACGTCAAAAACGCATTAGGATTATCTTCAGCCTGCCTTGCTAAATAAGCTTGCCCTCCTGCGTCATCTAGTGCCCCTAGAATCATCTCTTTTAATTCTTTCGTAACTTTGTTGGGTATATTTTTCCTACTTCCGCCACCTGTTTTTAATCCTTTTGCCATCTCATATCCTCTCACTATGCGATTAACCATCAAGTAATTAAACCCTAACCTAGCTGTAGACGCATTGCAAGCAAGACAGCTAGTAAACTGGCTCGGGTCTTTTTTTCGTGCCCGAGGACACGCGTTAGGGGTTAATTCTTCATGGTTAAAAAACCACCACGCCATAAACTGCAATGAGTGGTGGCCGTGTTTAAAATTTATGCTATGTTCCAAAATGGAACTAACCACTGGAAATAGT